CCGTCCCCTCCCTGACGAGGTAGTCGCCCGGGTCGTAGCCCCCGGTGGGCTTGCCCACCGCGACGTAGCGCTTGTTGCCCGATGCCCCTGTGTATCGTCCCCATACGTATCCGTCCGCGATGCAGTACCAGTCGTCCAGGTTCACGGTCTGGCCTTTGGAGTAGCTGGCCACCGTGCCGGCCGAGAGGGACGGCGCCGTGCGCACGTTGAGCGCCGCGACGGCGCAGCGGTAGGTACCGCCGAAGCCCGTGCCCTCCTTGCCCGTGGCCGAGCCCGAGGAGCCGCCGCCGGAGACGGCGCCGCCCGCCATGACCCTCTTCACGTCCTCCACGAGCTGCGACATGTGCGCGTGCAGCCACGCGCCGGGGCAGTCCGTGGCCGCGAACATGCGGTGCTCGGTGAAGGTGGCGTTCTGCGTGCCGTCGTAGCTCGGCACGATGCCGTAGCGCTGGCACACGTCGGCGCAGAGCTTCACGAGCGCCTGATAGGTGGCGTCCGGCAGCGAGGAGTCCGAGTTGTTTGCGCACTCGATCGTGATGGCCTGCCGGTCGTTCCAGCCGCTTGAGCTGGTCCAGGCGCGGTCGTCCTCGTCAACGCTCATGGCGATGTCGCCGTCGTACCCGATGCAGTAGTTCGAGCTGGCCTCGCGCGAGGTGATGGCGAAGTAGTCGGCGCAGCCCCTGCCGGTCCAGTACGCGGCCATATAGTGGGGCGTGATCTTGCGGATGCTGTTGCCGCCTCGCCCGTTGGACTTGTTGCCGGTGATGTTGACGTAGGTGCAGAGGCTACTCTTGGTCATCGTCGGCCCCCTTGCCGTCGTTCAGCTCCTCGAAGGTCTCGTCATCCATGGCTAGGCCTCCTTTCCGTTGCCCTCGGAGTCCCCGGTCTTGGCGGTGAGCGCCGAGTAGCCGAGGCATGCGCCCATCAGCACGCCAGCGGCGTTGATGGTGGTCACAACGGCCTCGGGAGCGGGCCAGCCCCACAACGGGGCGCAAACGCCATAGAAGGTCGCGACGGCGGGCAGGCAGACGAGGCCCGCCCACTTGAGCGCTTGGTAGATCTTGTCGGGGATGATGTAGTTCATGGCTCTTCCTCTCGTGTTCGCCGCGCTAGTCAAGCACGGGCTTTTCCATTGCGTCCTCGTAGAGCCGCGTGCCGGTGCCGTTGCCCCCGTTGCCGTGGTATGCGCTGTAGACGCTTTCCAGGTGGCGGCGCTCCGCGACGGTCATGCCGCCGTTCTCGATGGCGCGGGCATGGATAATCTGCAGCTCGCGCCAGAGCAGGGCGCGCATCCCGGCCCGCATGGCCTCGTCGGCCTTGCGCTCGGCCTCGGTCCGCTCGATCGCCTTCTTGCCGCCTGCTTTGAGCAGCGTGAGCATCGTTGACACGACCGCGCCGACGAGCGACGAGACCAGCGCCGTGACGGCGATTGTCGTTATAGGCTCCACTTACGCCTCCGTGTACTCCTCGCCGGTGATCTCCTTGAACTCATCGGCGGTGATCCATTTGCACACCACGGCCTTGCGGACTCGCGCGACGCTCCAAAGCCCACGGTCGTACCACTTCTTGACGGTCTCGTAGTGCGCGGAGTGCTTCTCGGCCTTACTCGCCATCGGTATCACCCCCGACGGTCATGAGCAGGAAGTCGATGTTCGCCACGTTGGTCTCGGTCTGCGTCGGCTGCGATGCCTGCTCGCGCATCTGGTCGAGCAGCGCGTCAAGGTCAGGCTCCTCACCCTTCTCGTAGGCGGCGAGCGCTGCGGTGTAGGCGAGTTTGCGGGCCTTCTGCTCGATATACGCGTCGTCGTCGATGGCTCCCGCGTCGTGGGCGGCGTCGGGGTCGCCGACCTGCGAGAGCAGGTCGCGGAGCGCGTTGGCCTCGGCCTGCGCGCCGTCATCCATTTCGTCGGGACGGTTCTCTTCCGTGTCCATGGAGGCTCCTTTCTCTTTGAGGATGTGTCGCCATGGTATTAGCGCGGTGAGATTGGCCAGGCCCCGAACAGCTCGAAGAACATGCGGTCGAGGCCCCTCACGACTCCGTGCACGTTCATGCGGAACCTCGGCACCCCGTCGCCGCGCCTCTTCTCGAGCGACCCCCGGAACGACAGGTAGGACGCGCGCGCCTGCTCGAGCGTCATGCTCCCCTCGGCGACCATGCGGGCGTGCTTCCGCATCCTCCGGCGCGCACGGGTGAGGGACTTCGCCACCGGCTTGACGACGATCCGCCCCGTCTCGGTGTAGGCGAAGCGCTTTTTCAGGAAGGTAAAGCCGCGCGTGAGCTTCACGACGCGGGTCTTCCTCCCGTTGATGGTGATGCCGAGCGACGCGCACAGGCGGCGGGCGGCGTCGAGGAATGCCCACAGCGTCTCCTTGCCGGCGGCGATGTGGTAGGAGTCGTCCATGTAGCGCCCGGACGCCTCGATGCCGGGCCAGCGTTCGGCGAGGTGGTCGAGCGGGGACGGGAGCGCCACGGCGAGCGCCTGGTTAGGCTCACTGCCAAGCCCGAGGCCGATTCGACCGCTTGCCTCGATCTGCAGGCGCATGAACTCGATCGCGGCGGTGTCGGCGAGCGCGTGCCTCACGAGCGCCATCGCCGCGCCGTGGTCGATGCTGCCGAAGTAGTCGGAGAAGTCCATGAGCAGCACGTACCCTTCGGCGCCGTGGCGGCGGTAGTGCTCGGCGAGCTGTCCTTTGAGCCGCATCAGCGCGTAGTCGGTGCCGCGCCCCGGCACGTTGGCCGCGCACCCGGGGGTGAGCGTCGGGCGGACCGCCGGTGCCATGACCGACCTCGTGACGGCCTTCTGTATGACGCGCTCGGAGAAGCGGGGGGCCGCTATGCTTCGGGGCTTGCCCCTCTCGATGACCGTGAAGCGGACGAAGCCCTTCCGTATGTCGTTGCCCGCCAGGAGGTCTCGCCTCGCGTAGAGAGAGTTGCGGAGCACATGGGTCATGTAGCGCTGCACGCTTGCCTTCCAGCGCACGCCCTTGGCGGCGTCGCGCGCGGCCTCGTATATGTTGTCGATCTCCGCAGCCTTGGAGATGGTGAGGGCCGCGCAGCGCCTCGCCCTGTTCGCGGCCCTCTTGGCGTCGCGCCTCGCCCTCCTGGCGGCGCGGCGCTCCTCGTTATTCATGGTGGCGCCCCGCACGGCCCGTGCCACCCGGCACCGGCGTTCCCAGGCCGCATAGGGAGGAGCAATGAAACCGCGACGAGCGCCGAAGCTCGCGGCCATGCAAGGAGCGGGCTGCCCTCCCAGCGGGGCGCTGGTTTACGGGCATCCGCCCGAGCGTCGGCCCTTCCTTCCTCATGTGCACGGAGCCTCGCGCGTGGGCGAGGCTGTCTGGCAAGTACGAGCAATCCCACGCGCGGGCGCACCCAGTCGTTCGTGGCATCGTTGTTGTTGGCGTTGCCGTTGTTGTTGACGTAGCAGACGTTCGAGGACGAGCCACCCCTGACGGAGCGGAGCCACCAGTTGTTGCGGTTAATAAGGGGCGACGCCTGGACATTCTACCGCGCCCCGATCAGCGTCACGCCCTTGCGCGCGCCCTTTAGCAGCTTTATCTCGGTATCGACAAGACCGGCCATCCGCTCGAAAGCCCCGGCGTGCTGGCCGTTGCCTTTGCGGCGGTCGTTCTCAAGGTAGGCCTGCGAGTCCTGGTACAGCTGCTCGCAGTCGGCGATAGCCAGCGTCAGGTAGCGCTTGCGAGCCGCGACGTTCTCGGCGGTGTTCGGGTAGAAGGCGTCGGCCTTCACGATGTTGTAGACGACGCCACGCGCGGTCTGTGCCATCGGCACTGCGACCGTGAATCGCTGTGACTTCGGTATCGCGCTCGACGAGATGACGCTCAGCACTTCCAGGCGAAGCTCTATGGCCGTGTTGTAGAACTCGTGGTCGCTCAGGTTGCGCAGCCTCTCGGGAACCCCGCTCATGGCGCTTCTCCTCTCTCGTGACATGAAAAGGCGCACGCGCAAGGCGTGCGCCGGGTTAAGTGCTCTGTACGGTCCGCTTCGCTACCCTAGGAGGAAGCCCACGCGCGGGCGCACCCAGCCGCCCGCGGCCCCGCTGCCGCTGGCGCCGCCGCCGCCGCCGACGCAGCAGACGCCCGAGGACGAGCCACCCCTGACGGAGCGGAGCCACCAGGCGCCGCGGCTTCCGTTGATGCGATGCGCCGTGTCGCGGAAGAGGTCGAACTGGCAGTCGAAGCCGACGGACCAGCCGTCGGTGCCCCAGACGCGCTGGCCGTAGACCTCGGTCTCGGACGGCGACCAGACCTTGCCGATGTCCTGCCACGACCACGAGTTGGAGTCCGTGAGCGCGCCGGAGGCGCTGTAGCGCTCCTCGAGCATCACGCGCTGCGTGAGGAGGTGGCTGCTCAGCGCCGTCGGCAGGCACGCGGCGAAGGCCGTCTCCCAGCCCTTGAGCTGCGAGCAGGTGTACGGGTGCTTGTCCGAGGACGTGCCGTTGTTGGTGTTCGTCTTGTTCCAGGGCAGGTACGAGGAGTTGGCCACGCCGCTGTAGGACGGGCTGACCGCGATCGGCGCCGCCGCCATGAAGGCGAGGTGGTGCCTCTTCTCCGTGTCGCCGCACTTGTAGTACGGGTCGGCGTGGGCGAGGAGGAACCGCACGGACTGGTCCGACGTGACGCCGGAGGCGCTCACGAGCGGCACGTCCATGTAGTCGCCGACGCGCAGGCCGGACCAGTCGCCGGACTCGGCGCGGGCATGCAGGGCGTCGTAGACCGTGCCGGAGCCCATCTCGCCCGCCAGGATGGTCGCGAGGTCGCGGCCGGGGTAGGCGCCGATGGAGGCCTGCCGGTCGTGCTCGGCGTCCGCCAGCGCCTGGGTGGCGTCCTCCCTCGCCTGCTCGTCGATGATCTGGTAGTCCTCGCCGCCGATGTTGAAGTACTTTGCGTTAGCCATTCAGCTCTCTCCTTAGTCGAGTGTTATCACGCCGTCGGCGAACGAGCACGTGCCCGCGAGCGTCACGGTGCCGTCCTCGAACGCCGCCTTGGACGCCGGCGCGTAGACGGCGCCGCCGTCGTAGTAGAAGCCGCCCATGAGGTCGGCGATCTTCGAGCCCATGTTCGCGAGGCTCGCCTCGAGCGCCGTCGTGCCCTTGCAGCCGCA